GTCACCACATATCCCTAGCATTTTCCCAAGGGGGTCGCCGTGGCCGCGAAGAAGCCCCTGCGCGTCGTCACTCCCAGTGACACTCCGCCGCGCAAGAAGATGACGGTGACCGCAGCCGCCGCAACCGGCACGCGCCGCGACCTGCTGATCGCCATGCGCGAGCGCGTCGCCACCGCCGTTGAGGCGCAAGAAACACCAGCCCGCGACCTTGCGGCGCTGACCCGCCGACTCATGGAGATCAGCCGCGAGATCGAGGCGCTGAACGCCAGCGACGACGAGGGCGGTGGCGATGTCGGGGACGGCGACTTCGACGCCACGGCTATCTGAGGTAGCGCGCCACGTCGTGATCCCTGCGGGGATCGTGTCGACGGCATGGCCCCGTATTGAGGCCAAGTGCGCTGAGCTCGGCGTCACGTTTGACACCTGGCAGCAGGGCGTCGGGTCGATCGCGCTCGGCAAGCGCAAGGACGGCAAGTACGCCGCGACTGTGGGCGGCGTCGTGCTGTCGATTCCGCGACAGGTCGGCAAGACGTTCCTGGTCGGAATGATCGTGATCGCGCTATGCCTACTGGTCCCCGGCCTCACGATCCTGTGGACCGCGCACCGCACGCGCACCGCGACCAAGACATTTCACACACTCAAGGGCATGACTGAGCGGCCCAAGGTCAAGCCGCACATGCTCGACCCGCGCCTATCCAATGGCGAGCAGGAGATCCGTTTTCGCAACGGCTCGGTCATCATGTTCGGCGCCCGCGAGCAGGGCTTCGGTCGTGGCTTTGACGAGATCGACGTCGAGGTGTTTGACGAGGCGCAGATCCTGTCGGAGAAGGCGCTGGAGGACATGGTTCCGGCGACGAACCAGTCGCGGCAGGGGACTGGCGCGCTGCTGTTCTTCATGGGTACGCCGCCCCGGCCTGGTGATCCCGGCGACGAGTTCACGAACCGCCGTAATCGCGCCATCAGCGGCAAGTCGGACAGCATGGTTTACGTCGAGTTCTCGGCTGACGACGAGGCCAAGTTGGACGACCGCGACCAGTGGCGCAAGGCCAACCCTTCGTATCCGCACCGCACGTCAGATGAGTCGATGATGCGGATGCGCGAGAACCTGACTGACGACGACTCGTTCCGCCGTGAGGCGTTGGGCATCTGGCCCGACGCGACTGTGAGCGGTGTCGTCCCCGCTGCAACCTGGTCCACCCTCGCCGACCCCGACGCCGCCCCGCCGTCGTCCCCAGTGTTCGCCGTGGACGTGGCTCCCGATCGTTCGTCAACGTGCATCAGCACCGCCGGCCACCGCGACGACGGCAAAGTCCAGCTCGCCACCGTCGAGCACAAGTCCGGCACGGGCTGGGTCGTGGACCGCCTGAAGGCGCTGTGCGAGGCGCACGGCGGCGAGGTAGTCATTGACCCCGGCGGCGCTGCTGGGTCGCTCATCGCCGAACTGGAGCGCGCTGACGTACCGCTGAGGCTGATGCGCACCCGCGACGTCGTTCAGGCCTTCGGCATGTTCGTCGATGCGTGCGCCAACGACGGCCTGCGCCACCTCGGGCAGCCGTCCCTGACCTCGGCCCTGGCCGGTGCGAAGAAGCGCGACCTCACCGGCGGCGGCTCGGCGTGGGCGCGGCAGTCCGTGGCCGTCGACATCACCCCGCTGGTGGCGGCGACTAACGCCCTGTGGGGCGTGGGGACCGCTGAGACCACCGCTGACCCCGACATCTACTTCTTGTGAGGGGGTCGCGGTGCTGCTCAACGTCGCTCTGCTGACCATCGGCGCCGCCCTCGTCCTGACTGGCGTCGCCCTGCTGTCCGTTCCCGTGGCCCTGATCGTGGCCGGTGTCGCCGTGGCCGGCTTCGCCCTGACCCGTGAGGACGGCGCATGAGGCTGATTGACCGCATCCGCAAGACCGAGCCGACGACCACCACCGAGCGCGCCACGGTGCTGTCGAACTCCTGGGACATGGCGCGCAACCCTGCCTCTGAGCGTATCGGCGCGGACTTCGCGTCGTGGTCATTCGACGGATACGCCGGCAACGCCATCGTGTTCGCGGTGCTGAACGCCCGCCTCAACCTGTTCAGCGAGGCGCGGTTCAAGTGGCGCACGCTGGCCGACAAGAAGCTGTACGGCAACGCCGAGCTGGCGATCCTTGAGACGCCGTGGACGAACGGCAGCACGGGCGAACTCCTGGCTCGCGCCGAGCAAGACGTGTTCCTCGCTGGCAACTTCTTCGCCCGCCGCATCGGTGGACGCATTGAGCGCCTGCGCCCTGACCGCGTGGAGATCGCCCTGGTCCGCGACGAGGAGACCGGCGCGACCGAGATCCTGGCCTACGTCTACCGCCGTGACGGCATGGGCGAGGAGATCTACAACCCGTGGGACGTCGCCCACTGGGCGCCGGTCCCTGACCCGCTGGCCGACTACCGCGGCATGGCTGTGCTGACGCCGGTGGTGCGCGAGGTCAACAACGACCTGGCGATGACCGAGCACAAGACGCGCTTCTTCGAGAACGCCGCGACGCCGAACCTCGTCATCAAGTACGACAAGGCCCTGACAGCCGAGTCGTTCAGCCGCCTGAAGTCCCGGTTCGACGCACGCTACGGCGGCACCAGCGGCTCCAAGACCATGATCCTGGACGAAGGCGCCGACCTGACTGTGGTCGGCAACACGTTCGAGCAGATGGCGTTTACCTCGGTCCAGGCCGCAGGTGAGGCGCGCATCGCCGCCGCCGCATCGGTCCCGCCGCAGGTCGTTGGCTTGCAGGTCGGTATTGAGGCGGGCGGCTACGCCAACTATCGCGAGGCGTTCAAGGCTTTCGGCTCGGGCTTCATGCGTTCGCATTGGCGCTCGTTCTGCTCGGCGATGGAGACCGTCGCCCCGCCGCCCCCTGGGTCTGAGTTGTGGTTCGACGTGTCGGACATCGCGGCCTTGCAGGACGCCGAGACCGAGCGCGCCGAAGCAACGGCGACGCGGGCCAACGCCATCTCGTCGTTCATCACCGCGGGCTTTGAGCCTGCGTCCGTGGTGGCCGCGGTCAACGCCGACGACCTCACGCTTCTCAAGCACACCGGCGCGCTGTCGGTGCAGTTGTACCCCGGTGGAACGCCTGCCTCACCCCCGAAAGGTTCGACCCCATGACCGATCTGATCCGTGCGTTCACGGGTGAGGCTGTCCGAGCCGATCGGACGGGCCGCACTGTGGCCGGCATCATCGTTCCCTTCGACACGGTGGCGCGCGTCTCTGACGGCGGCGCCCCCTACAACGAGTCCTTCCAGCGCGGGTCGTTCGCCAAGACCATCGCCGAGCGTGGGCCGCGCGTGAAGTTGCTGTACCAGCACAACTCGCTTGAGCCCATCGGTCGCGCCACGATGCTCGAAGAGCGCGACGAAGGTCTGTACGGCGAGTTCCAGGTGAGCAACGTCAGTCGTGGTGACCAGGCGCTCGAACTGGTGAACGACGGTGTGATCGACTCGTTCAGCGTCGGATTCACCGGCATCAAGGCTGAGAAGCGTGGCGGCGTCACAGTCCGCACCGAGGTCAAGTTGCGTGAGGCGTCGCTGGTGACGTTCCCCGCCTACGACACCGCCAACATCACCGCCGTCCGCGCGGCGCTTGCGAGCGTCGGCGACCTGGAGAGCATGACCGACGACGAGGTGCTGGCGCTTGTGCGCGCCCTCGACCTGCGTGCTCTCACCCATTCCTCTGCCACCACTGACGACGGTCAGTCGGAGCAGACCGCAGAACCCGTCACCGAGCCGGCCAGCGCCACTCGCGACGCATCCGCAACCCATCGTTCCTTGCGCCTTCGCGCGCGAGAGATTGGACTGATCTGAATGCCTAGCAACATTGAGGCGCTGGCTGCGAGGGTCGAGGCGCTGCGCGCTGAGATCGTCGAGCTTGACGCCATCACCGAGCCGACCGACGAGCAGAACGCTCGCTTCGACGCGGCAATCACCGAGGCCGACGAGGCCGCGCAGGCGCTTGAGACCGCCCGCGCCGAGGCTGCCGAACTGGCCGCCAAGCGCGAGCGCATCTTTGCCGCCGACACCGACATCAAGCGTGAGGCGGGATTCGTGGCACCCAACGTCATCGTCAAGCGTGACGCCTTCGAGAACATCGGCAGCGTTCGTGCCGAGGACACCTCCGAGGACATGGTGGAGCGCGCCATCACGGCGATCTCCGAAGTCAAGTTCCGTGGCGCCTCTGACGAGTCGCGCGAGAACGTGGTCCGCATGATCGAGAACGTGGACGGCGCTGCCGCCTACGCCCTCGTTCACGCCAACCCCGACTACGCCAGCGCCATCTCCAAGTACATCCGCTCGGGCGGCAACGACCCGCTGTGGACGAACGAAGAGCGCAACGCTGTCGCCATCGCTCAGCAGTTCGCTCGTGCGTCGCTCTCCACCACTGGCGCCAACGGCGGATACGCCCTGCCCACACTGTTGGATTCCACACTGATCCACACTGGGGCTGCGACCAAGAACCCGTTCCGCGCAATCTCCCGTGTCGAGACTGGCACGCAGAACGTGTGGCACGGCGTCTCGGTCGGCAACGTCACGACCGCGTGGAAGGGTGAGGGTTCGGCCTTCACCGATGGCAGCCCGACCCTCGGTTCGCCGAGCGTCACGGCAGCCATGCTTACCGCGTATGTCACCGCGTCGTACGAGATCTTCCAGGACTCGAACCTCCAGGCCCAGTTGACCAGCGTCATTGCGGAGTCGATCGACTTCGCGGAGTCCGCTGCGTTCGCCACCGGCTCAGGCTCGGGCGCGCCGAAGGGTGTCATCACCGCCGTGTCCGGCACCGCCGGTTCGCTGGTGACGGCAACGACCCGTGGCGCCTTCACCTCGGCTTCTGTTGCCGACGTGTTCGCCGTGGTCAACGCTGCCGCTGTCCGCTACGAGGACTCCTCGGCATGGGTCGGAAACAAGGCGTTCTTCAATGTGGTTCGCCAAATTGCCAATCCGTCTGCTGCCGGTCAGCTCCTCCCTGCTGGCTCGAACGAACTGCTCGGCTCGCCGATCTACAAGTCGTCCACGATGAGTGCTGCCACCACCTCAGGCACGATCATGGCGATCCTCGGCGACTTCAGCCAGTTCGTGATCTACGACCGCATTGGCATCAACGTGGAGTACATCGCCAACGTTGTTGATGGCGATGGCCTGCCCGTGGGCAAGCGCGGCTTGGTCGCTTACAAGAGGGTCGGATCGGACGTCACTGACGTCGACGCCTTCCGTCTGCTCAAGGCGTAACTGCAACACATTCAACCCGCCGATCCAGCGGGTTAGCGAGGGGCGTCCTTCCTCTGTGGGACGCCCCTCGCGCATGCAGCGACATGCGAATCGGAACACAGGGGACAACTCAACAGAGGAGGCGGGAATGTCTGACGAGTCATGCATTCACCCAGGGTGTGATCGTCCGTACTGGAGTAAGGGCCGGCGCTACTGCCAGGCTCACTACCACCGCAAGCGCCGTGGCGTAGACATGGACAAGCCGATCAAGGCAACTCCCGGCTCCTACTCTGCGCCGGACGCTACGTGTTCCGTTGACGGATGTGACAACCGGCCCTACTCGCAATGGCTCTGTCAGAACCATTCGCGCCAGGTGCGCCAGCGCGCACTGTGGGCCGTGAAGCCAGAGTCAAAGCGCCGGGACAACGGGCTGTCTCGCTATGCAATGACCTCGGCTACCTACGACGCGATGCTCGCCGCGCAGGGTGGCGGGTGTGCGATCTGCGCCTGCCCGCCCATTGAGGGGAAGCGGCGGCACCCAGTCGACCATGACCACGCATGCTGTCCAGGCCAGGGCAAGACCTGCGGCAACTGTGTCCGCGGAATCCTCTGCATGGCCTGCAATCAGGCGCTCGGCCACTACGAGAAGTCCGGCTACATGCCCGCTGACTTCCGCCGCTACATCGACTCCTACCGACTTCGGACGGTGGCGTAATGGGAACCAAGGCAAAGACCGCGAAGCCGCGACCGCCCGCTGACCGCGTGGTGATCGCCTACATTCATCCGGGCCAAACGTCGGCGTTCTTCACGAACTCGCTGACGGTGACGCTCGCTGCCGACATGTCTGGACCGCGCCGCATCGTCGGCGTGGAGCAGGAGTGGTCGAGCGCGAACGTGTCGCAGGCCCGCAACAACGTCACCGCGACGTTCCTTGAGAAGTACGACGCCGAGTGGCTGTGGTGGATCGACGCCGACATGGCGTGGGAGCACACCGCGCTTGAGGCGTTGCTCAAGTCAGCGCACCCGACCACGGCCCCGATCGTCGGCGGCCTGTGCTTCGGCGGCAGCGGCGACCGACTGTTCCCGACGATCTACC